ACTATACAAGGACTACTAGAACTCGTGGTATATTGTTCTGTGCGAGGACTACTTAATGGCTGCTAATTTTACATTCCCAACATTAACTACTGCTGTAGCTGGTTATGGTTCCACCCATTATACTTTACAAGCAAATACTCCTGCTGATGCTTTCTTTACCACTACTATAGGAACAAGACGTAAAGGTGGATTAGATAAAGCTAATTATAATTTACTTGGTCATAAATCTGTATCTTTCCAGAGAGGAAAGAGACCTCAAGTTGGAGTTCTCTACCCTCGTGGTGGCGGATAGTAATTGAATTACTAAATAAGCCGCCCTTAAGTGCGATTTATGGCCGAAGAAGTAAAAGAAGTACTTGAAGAAGACTCTAAGGATAAGAAGGACAAAAAGAAAGGCCTTCTTGGTAAAGCTGTGGATGCTGTACTTCCAGATCAAGAAGAACGTGCTGCAATCATTAGTACATTTGTTCGGCTTGGCGTGTTGGTATGGAGCGGCGGAATTTTGACTTTAAATTACGTGGCTATCCCAGGCATACCTCAACAAAAAATTGATCCCACATTCATAGCTTCGGTGTTCACTGGAGTTTTAGCGAGTTTTGGCATTCAAACTGCCAGTAAGAAAGGTGATGGTACTATGAAAATGAATGGTAACCAGCCTGGACAAGTAACGAAAAAAGAGTTAGAATCTTTAATCGAAAAGGCTGCAAACACTGCTCCTGCTCAAACCATTAGGTTGGAACAGGCTCCTTTAGTTATTGCACCACAAAATAAACCCCCTACAGTATAAAATTATGAAAATTCCAAGTTTTAATAGTATTGCCAACGTCTTAGCATCAGTTTCTGCTGTTGGACTTGCTGGTATTGTCGGTGCTGGTACATACATCTTTGTAAATAAAGATGCAATCATAGACAATATCAAAGAACAGGCTATCGAAGCAGTCCTTGGTGGACTTAGTGCTCCATCTATAGGTGGTGATTCACTTCCTGTAGGTGCTCCTGACCTTGCACCTCCTGCTGACCAAGCTGCTGCACCTGCTGCTCCTACTGGACTTGGACTCCCTCAATAGAGTCTGTCCTGTATGTGACGCAAGATGGTTTGAAGGACAACTCTACTGGTCTAACGGTAAGGAGGGTTGTCCACATGACCTTGCAGGTTTAGTTTGTAATGATACAAATTCTAGTAGATGTATTAACCCATGTAAAGGATCCACTAGTGGACAAACATGGGAACAACGTCGATCTTACTTTTCGTAATATTGCTGATAAGAGGAGACACTGGAACTAATGGACGTAAGAGATACGGTTACTGGTATTACAGCAGCCGCAGTCGTAGGGACTGGTACAATCGTAGGTGGAGGACAAGTCCTCGACAATATGAATGACGGCCCTCAAAAGAGAAGAGACGCAGAACTAACTGAACTACAACAAGTAGTTCGGGAGGAGGTTCGTGCTGCCTTAATAGAGGCATGGCCTAAGAGTTCAGGCCCAGTAACTAATATGGGCCCAAATCCTAATGGTAATTATAGAGATATAGTAAATCCTAACAGTAAACCTAAGTAGAGTTTAAGGTCTATCTAAATAAATCAGTTTGTCTAAAGATAATGACTGCACTGATTGACCCTAAAAAATATAGTGAGACCGTTGACCGATTGAGGTCATTTTTTTTGTCTAAAGGTTTCCTAGAAGTCCATACTCAAAACCGATTAAGTATCCTTGCTGCCTGTGAAGATCCAGAGACAGTAGCAACATACAATTATGGTGGTAATATTTGGCCACTACCACAGACAGGTCAGATGTGGTTAGAATATGAATTACTTTCCAACCCTTCTGCGGAAGGGTTTTTCTGTGTCTCCACTTCATACAGAGCGGAACCTAATCCAGTTCCAGGCCGCCACGAAACAATCTTCCCAATGTTTGAATTTGAAATGAAGGGAGGGGTAGAAGAACTTAAACAGATGGAGATTGAACTATGTGAATATCTTCGATTACCTGATCTAGAGATTGAAACTTATGAGGATTGGTCTAACAAGTTCAATACAAAAGAACTTGAACATGAACATGAAGAGAAGATTGGTTATGGTATGATTACTGATTTCCCTGAATTCACATCACCTTTCTGGAATATGGCAAGGAATGATGATGGAACCAGTAAGAAGATTGATGTAATTATTAATGGTATGGAAACTATCGGTAGTGCTGAACGAAGCACAGACAAGGATCAGATGAGAGATACATTCTATACCATCTCTGATGGACAGTATGCTCAACTCATCATTGATTTGTTTGGTAGAAGTAGAGTAGAGAAAGAACTAGAAGAATTCCTCTCCTTTAATTTCTTCCCTCGTTCTGGAGGGGGTATTGGTATGCAACGCTTAATGAAAGCCCTAGGATAAGGGCTTCCATTGTGAGGTGACGAAATCGGTAAACGTGTCAGGTTGTTTCCCTGATGTCTCTGGCGGGACTTGAAGGTTCGACTCCTTCCCTCACAGTTAAATAACTATATATTAAAAGTGATTTTGATATGTGGAACCGAAAGAATAATGACACCAAGAATAGGGTCATTGACCTTATAAGGTTTGTTATATTTTTTCAACTAGCAATAGTAGGAGCAACTATATTTGGTTGCTTCATGCCTGGTAAGGTATGTGATTCTGATGTGAAACAACACATAGCAAACATGATGACTGTTATAACTACTTCTACATTCGCTTTATATGCAGCAGAAAAATGAAAGATTTAAAAATTCCCTTTGCAGTTATATCATTCCTAGCAGTTCAGTTAGGTGGTGCTGTATGGTTTGCATCCCAACTTGAGTCTAGAGTATCTACTCTTGAAGAATCCTCATTGGAGATAGCAAAACAGAACCGTAGTTTCCTAGTCAATGAAGTTATCCCTGCATTTAAAAAGGATAATTGGTTAGGATCTGGATGGAATAATAGACACTTCTGATGGGTGGAATACCTGACATAAGAATTAACGGCCAGTCTGTTGAGGTTATCGAACAGATTGGAGTGAATGGTACTGGTATTCCTCTTATTAGAAATAATAATATACAAGGAATATATAATCCCAACGTTAGAGTTGTAGATGTAAATCAAATTGCAGATACTCGTATCTGGGTACAGAATCCTTCAGCATCAGTACCACAGGCTCCTCCTGCTACAGTATATGCAGGTACTCCCATTGTAGATATGCCTGGGTGTGTTCTAGTACATAAAGAGAACGCAAAGAATCCAAAGAATAGAAACAAGATGCTGGTCAATGATGACCCTAATCAGAACGTAGTTCTTTGTGATGGTGGTATGCCTTATTTTACGGCACCTGAATATGATGCAAGAGAATTAACATGGCAGACAGTCTATGGTGAACCAGAGGAACAACAGACAGGTGTAGATACAGGAGATGCTGCTGATGTTAAACCACCTGATACACCAGAACCTCCTCCTACAGAGGAACCAGAGGGTGATCCAGAATGCCCAGGCCCATTGTCTCCAAGGATAGGATCAGTTGGCCCTAATGAAAAAGAAAAAGTTGTCGGTCACGAGTTACAACCCGATCCCAACAACTTTAATAAGAAGATATGTGTAGCACTCTACGAGGATATTAATATAGTAGAACAGTATTTGCCTAGTCCACAGGTTGCGACGACGACTGCTGTGATTGCGTCTGTGGCTGGAGCGAGTGCCCTACTTGCAAAACCCCTAGCTGATCTGCTCCTGAGAGTGTTTCGGCCGGCGATAAAGCAGGTTTTGACCAAGGTAAACGCAGTCCTTGGAAAAACCCCTTATCGTTTGACTGAGGAAGAGAAGAGGACGAATGAGTATCGGAAGAAGAAGGGTTTGAATCCGATTCCTTTTGCGAAGAATCATCAGAAGAAGGTGAAGGCTGAGAAGAAAGCTGCTGCTGAGAAGTTGAAGGCTGAGAAGAAGAACCGTCAAAGTTAGGTTGAGGTAACGTGTGTGAGTGAGGAGTTATCTTACCGCCAGGGTTTGTAACTACTACGTCAGCACATATAGATGCATAGGGTGAAGCAGGGTGGAAGAATATGCCAGCCTTCTTGAGTTCACCACAGTTCTTAAGTCTTGCAATCTCAAAGTCTAGTCTCTTGTTAGCAACCAACTGGGTCTGCATATTGATTTGTGCTTGTGCTGCTTCAGCACACTTACGTTGCACTC